ATCAAATGTGCGAGTAGCTTCTTCTGGAATTTCAGTCCATTGACTTACATAATCGATAAAATAATTTTCTTTATCTAGCCACGGATATAATATATCTTCCTGTCGTAGATACCCATATTGAGTTATCGAATCGACCACAGTCGGATTTAATAAACCCAGATCAATTAGATCATACCACGTTGTGTTAGTTGCATCCATAGGAGCAATGTCTGATTTGTATACTGCTATGTGTATCCATGGGTCATTAAATGATTTAAGTAGGTAAGCATCCTTGCAGTCAAATCCATTTACTGCCAACATATAAATTAAACTAGTTGGAGTAAAGTTATAAAAACACCCGCTGTGTGTTCGACTATAATATTTGTTATCTGCTACGCCGCTATGTTGCGGAATGCTCAATACTAGCATAGCATTGACATTCATCTGTTCGTTCCATACTCGTAATGTTTCGATTGGATTAGTACTATATTGCAGACTATCATGCGACCATACTAGGTCAGCTTGTACTGGAATACATCGTGCAGTAAAATCTCTGTTGATTGGTCGAATATTAGCAAACGACGGTATTTGACCAAGTTTAGCAGCATCACGATCAACTGCATAACAATTATAATTATAAGGGCGAGGAGGATCGTCGCGTGATACTAATGTTGCCCACCAAGTGATGTCTTCACCTGTTCCACAGCCCATATCTACAATCGTATGTAAACTATCAAGAAAGCTATCATACTCCCTAAGTTGATTTAATACCTTAAGTGCATGTCTAGCCATTTTTTAATATCCTAAAAATAAAGTCTTTGCTGAAAGTAGTGTATGCTTCTATAAATTTTGCAGTATAGTCAGCTTCGTCTATTGTGTTATTACTTAATCTCGCAAATCGTAATTCTTGTGAATAGTGTATGAGTTGACCTTTACGATTCATATAATCCAATATGTCAATATTATCGTTTGGGCCAATATGAGAAGAAACGTATTTAATCTCTTCCCACTGTGCTAACAGTTCGTCTACGTTATTGATTAACTGTTGCATCTTCCATTCCTGCTGTGCGCAGTCTAACAATATGTCCAATCATGTATGATTTTGCTTCCAAACCTTTCATAATGCCTAGCCATTTATTACGCAGTAAGGCTACTTCGTTAATGATGGTTTCCATATCAATAACTTCGCTTTCACCATCGACATACTTTTCAGCATCGCGACTGGTCAGCGCACGTGCATAGGCTTCAAGATACTTTTTGTAGTGGTCCTGACGGATTTTACGAAGTTTGATGTTGAGAAAGTTAAGCACCGCTTCAATCTCCTGTAACTGATTGAAACGTTGCTCTGTAACTCCGGGTAAAGTAGCTAGGCCTTTTTCAATATTGCCGTGTACCTTAACTTCATTTTTAGCCTGTGCTAGCTCATTACTATAGTAGTCAATGAAGTCAGGCAATGCGCCAATATTTTGTACTACTCGGTTATACCACATACTTACTCGTCGTCGTAGTCGTTTTCAGGTTCGGCTTCTTCGCCTAGATATTCTTCCACAGCACGTCTAAGGTATGCATCGGTACCGCCAAACTTTTTCAAATCTGCTTCTGTAATGCTGTGATCAGCAACTACATTAACCACATGATCTGCTACTGCCTGTCGATCTTTTTGTGAAATATATTCCTTAGTAGTAAGCCACATTTCACTTAACAAATCAATTTCTAAACTCATTATTCAGTCCCTTGTTCAAGTACTTGGTTTTCAGATAAATCTTCGTCTGCTACGTCGGTAGCTTTTGTACTTAGCAAATGCACATTAGTTGAAATTTCTTTCATTACTTTATCTAGACACTCATCTTCATTACGTTCCCATGCTTTACGGAATTTTTTAATAACAACCCCGTCTGCTAGTGTGTAGACTAAACTGTTGCCTTCTTTTTTCAGCATGTTTTTAGCTTCTAACATATCTACCATACCTGAATAAGGACTCATACCAGTTTCATATGGAATCTCTACTTGTACACTCTCAAACGGTTTAGCATATCGTGTCTTCATAATCTTACAAGCGGCACGGATACCGTTAACTGTTGTGGTCTTATTACCGTCAGCGTCTGTTTTAAGTTTAAGTTTACGCATAGCTACAACAATACTTGAAGCATAGATAAAGCCTTGACCGCCACTAATCTTGTCATCTGGGTCAAACATATCCTGTGACGCATACGTATGGTTAGTTGCTACTAGACCTAAGTTTAATGTACCAAACATGTTCACACAGTTACGTACAAGTGCTGTTAGTGCTTTAGGTTTACGACCCATATCACCTTTCATTTCACCTGCTTCAAACTGGTTAACGTCTGTCGGAGTTAACATCATTCCTAAACTGTCCAGAACAAACAATACTTTAGGACGGTCTTCTTCTGGAAGGGTACGATACTCTTTAACAAAGTCACTGATAACTTTAGCCACATCATCAATCATAGCCATGTTAAGTTTAAGCAGTTTACTTTCGTCTGTATCTACACCCAATGCGTGTAGCCATGCTTCGTCAAGTGCGTTTTCTGTATCAATTAAAATAACATAAATGCCTTGCTCCTGTGCATGACGTACAATATTACCCGAACAGATAAATGATTTTCCTGCACCCGATTCACCAGCAAACACAGTTACCTTACCCATAGGAATGCCTTTATTAAAGTCTCCGCTTAATAGATAGTTTAATGTGTAGTTGCCTGTACTGATCCAATCTGTAGGATCGTTAAAGCCAATACCTAACCCATCAATTGATTTGGTAATTGATTTTCTAAATTTACTAATGTCGAATGGTTTTGCCATAATGTTTTCCTTTGAGTGTGTATTAAGTTTATTTTACATGAATTATACTGCTATGTCTACATGTAATGACATATATCTTTTCCAAAATTTACCAATTGCACTAGGATCAAAGTCATCGAATCCTAGTTGAGTATATAACTGTTGCATATTGCTGATAAACAATTCTGCAGCAAAAATAGTCGAGTCCACATCAACAACTATTTTTTTATTTTTTACAAGATGCCACAGATAGAATTTTTGCATTTCATCGTTGTCAGTTATGTAATTATCATTTTCAAATTGTTCCCAGGTTGGCCAATCGTGTCCTTTTAGTATATTGTATTTTTCTTTACAATAATTACCTGCGTATGATTCAATCGGTTGTAGATTTGATGTTTTTAGTTTTGCTGCAATATCAAAGAATTTTCTATAATTTTTTAACATTATCACAGTGGCATTAGGCCACACTTTAAGCAAATTTAATACCTCGCCCGGACCTCTATGAGAGCAAATGAAGAATTTTAAATTTGATTTTGATAGCTGCTCGGTGAGTGAATTTATATAATTAATAGTTGGGCTACCTGTTCTCCATAGTTCCTGGACCGGTCCATATATGTCAGCATCGCCATATTCATACATTGATATCCAATTTAGCATGTCATGCCTCGGTGCTAGCGAATTTAATGCAGTCTCTAGTCTAAACTGATAATCATTGGGACTATTAATCAAATATTCAGCAGCACGAGTATCCTGCGGTACAGCATACTTACTCAATGATAAACAATTGCTTATAAATTTGCCGCCGGCAAATGGTGTAAATTGTATAATAACTGGATTTGTGCTGTCGAAATTAACCATTGAATTTCTCTAGTTGTGTTAGGTAATGTTTACTCATGTACCAATCATAATTATAATCAACCGTGTCTTTTTCTAATAGATATAAATCATGCCAATCGGCAGTGGTCAAATGACCAAACTTTGATAACATACTTAGAAGTTCTACTAATCGAACAACTGGATTGGTAATTGAGTCAAAGTCATAATTAAATATTGTAGTGAATAGTTTAAATCCGTATATTTCAGCTAAATGCCGGTGCCAGCCCGGTTGACTATAACCTAGCCATAAAGATTTACCTACTACTGGATATAAAAACTTTTCGGTAACAAACGGTACGTTGCTGGTTGCCATTGTTTCCGATACTATTTGTATAAATGATTGATTTATCTTGTCTAATAGTATTTTTATATTACGTTTATGATTATAGCGTGTATAGTCAATTGAATAGATATTATTATAAAACTCGTCCGCATCAGCACCATCTGCTATGATAAATTTTCTATAAAATCGTTCATCTAGACTAGATTCAAAACACGCAATTATATTACCATCGATTCGATCTTTATATGTGGAGAAATTTTTAGTATTGTATTCAGGTGTAAACCAACCAAATTTATGTAGTGCCGATGTTAACAATTGTCGCGATATATGTTCGGACCCATTAAAAGAACATACAAAGTTCTTAAAATCTTTTTCTTTATCGACTAATTTAATATTAGTAAAGTGTGAGAAATTTAATGTATGCTGATACTCTGATGAAAACCGAATATTTAAATTTGAATAATTAGCATGAACCGCCTGCGATAAAACATTATGATATTGAATGTCGTATTGTTTGCCCTGCGCACCTGCGTAATCGTTTATACTATCTAATACCGCATTACAATTATCTACGTCAAATCCACCAAGGTGATCAAGCAATTGAAACCTGGCTGGTAGGCCGGCAAAGTCGATTGCTGATTCGGGTAAGAGTTGATATTGTGTTATTTGCAATTTCTACTCCACCATATATTATAAATTTTGCTTAACAAATCTTTATCGGGCATTGCCAGTGAACTACTTTGTGTAATTTGTTCTATATTATCAATTACAGTGTCTATAGAGAATATATTATCAAGATCAAATACTAAATTATTCACTAGTTGATTGCTTGGGTGTTGATACAAAGTTTCTGTACTAGAAAATAAATTAAATTCTGGATTTTGGGAAATATTAATCATCTTAAATTCATCAATACTATCAACTTGTATCACAGCATTGCCAGTGAAGAATTGTTTTACTAGCTCTTTTCTTTTTGGGTTGCAGTATGCAGGATCATGTTGTAATTGTCTAATTAGCATAGGTGCTTCGACATAATAGTGTTTTGACCATACCATTTGCTCGACCCATGCTCTAGCACGTTCTGACGTGATAATTACATTAACAAAAATACTGCCTGACATAAATTGAGGTATCTCAGATTTATGTAATATTAAATTAACTTTTTTATTTGCCTGTACATTATCAAAATAATAATCATCGTGGCCATCAACAAGCAATTGATTATATTCTTCAAAAGATACCTGCGTGCCTCGATCGTATGTGCCGCTGTAAAAATCCGAGCGATATGGTAAATCAGGTTCTAATCGTAAATGATAGGTTAAATCAACGGGGAACTTTGAATCAACGTAATTAACATATGATTCAGCAAACTTATCTGTGCCCTTTATTGCTTCAATGGATGACTCCCAATGAGCAATATCATTACTTAATTGAAGTGCAGTCGATAAAAATCTACCAGCTCCGCCACTTGGGTATCTTACTACGATGAATGGAGACTTATGCATTCTTAGTGAGAGTTATTGTTTCTATATAATCCAATTCAATTGCTGAATCGATTACTTTTACTAGTTCGTCAACAGTCATATGTTGTCTAGTATCATAAAAAGAATTAACAGTTTGATCATCGTGTATTCTTCTATTCTTAGCAAATGATGTTTTAATCCTACCCGGGCGGATTTCTATTAATCGGTAATTAGAATTTTTTAATTCATCACGCATACATTGTATGAATGTAGTTAGCCCAGCTTTACTTGCGGAATAAATGCTATCGCCGCCCAATGAAGATTCAACCGCTCTGCTAGTAATAAAGATAATTTTACCTGTGGGATTTTGTTGAATAAATTTCTGTGTTAGATAAATTGGTGCCCGAAGGTTGACATCGAGTATATCAGTCCAAGCTTCTATATCATGAGTTAGTATACCCTTGCCTCCGCCGTGACTATGACCGGCATTGTTGATTAATACATCAACTCCGGATAAATCAACAGTTTGTAGATCGGATAGTGTGCTTAAATTAACTATCGGTTTGTCAATTGACAAGACATTATGGTTAAGCAATAGATGTTCTTTTAATGCTAACCCTAAACCTGAGGTAGTGCCAGTAATTGCTATTTTCATTTTTAGAAAAGAGGGATAGTACTTAAACTATCCCTACTCTTTTATCAATTAAGCAGTTTTCTGACGATTGCGAATCATTGCTAAAATGTCTTCAGCACGTTGTCCGCCAGCTGCCGGAGTAGCTATTGGTGCTGTTGGAGCACTAACTTCTACTTCATCAGTATCAAACGGAGCATCTGCTACTGGAGCAATTGCCACCGGAGCACTTTCAACATGCTCAGAAACAACTGCACGGTCTGCCGGTTGAGCTGCTACATCACTAGCCGCAGTAGTCGTTGCAGGAGCATTTGATGTGTATGAACCGCGTGGTTTAAAGTACGCACCCCATTTTTCTTCATCATATGGTTGACCATCAACACTTGCTTCAAACATTTCTTTCATGATTTTAAGCTCTGCTTCGTTTGGACGTTTAGGCAAGAAGTCAGCAAGGTTATATAAACCAAACTTCTCAATTGCTTCTGCTTCGTCTACAGTTAATGCAGATTCTTTACGTGACCATTTTGAAGTACTGTAGTCAGCATAACCACCTTTACTTGTTTTAGTAGCAGTAAAGTCCAAACCACCTGCATAGTCAGTTGGCAAGTTTTCTAACTCTGGATCCATCAATGCTGATTTAACCAAGTTAAAAATCTGTGGGCTAATGATAAAGCGACGAATTGGATTTTCTGGAGTCTTATCATCTTTCAATGGATTTTCACGTACAAAGCCTTGGAATAAGTATGATTTCTTTTTCCAGTATTTACGACCCATTTCTTCTAAACTTGGATCTTTAAACCATGTACGTACTTCTGCTAGGATCGGGCATGATTCACCCCACATCTCAACACATGGTACTTGTACTGTTGTTTTTTTACTGTCTGTTTGGCCTTTAATGCCAGCGAACTCTAAGTTGATCATATTACGTTCAACCCAGAAGAATGTGTTTTTTGGATCTGCATCTGGTAAGAAACGGATACGTGCTGTTGCACCTTCGTCAATATTCCAGTGTGCATAGATTGCGTTGTCGCCGCCGCCTGTGGATGATTTACCTGAACTACGTGTGTCTTGCGCTTGTAACTTTGCTCTGATTTCTGCTAATGATGTTGCCATGATGTGTTTCTCCTGTTGTTTTAAGTTGGTCTTAATATAAGTAACTTCCCGCTACCTACAATAGTATTTATCACCTATGCATTAATAATACGTTATATTGATAGCAAGGTCAAGTAAAAAGTTTAGATATTTTTACCAAAATATGGGAGTAGCTCATCTATTAGTTTACTGTATCCTACAATGTCTGGGTGTACTTCTTTCCAATTACTATATATAAGATCCAATTTCTCAGCGGCTACAATAGACATTGGCTTAAATTCTGTGCCAAATTTCTGCATGAATTCTGGAGTATCTGCTAGTTGGCTATACCATTCTGGGTCGCTTAGATATACATCTTCTAATAGATTAGGTATTAATAATTTAGTGGCACTAGGTACTACAGATGTTAAATTACTATATTGTTCAATACTCGGGTGTAGTTGACCCCAACACCCTAACATTAATACCTGTACATTATGTTGCAGAGCAATTTCGTTTAATTTAGTATAGAATTTAGAAAAATAATCAGCAATCATATCATCTAAACTATCGTATTTCAATAAAGAATCAACAAACGTATGCTCTAATTCTTTCCACTGTGTGAATTCAGCATCGGGCGGTTTCTTGACATATAGATAGTGTTCTCTAAATATATCTGTTTGCAGGAATACAATATAATCCACAGTATCCCAGGCAATTTCTTTATATTCGTCACTGTGAGAATGCCCATATAAAGACCTGCCTGTATTGTTCCAATTACCTTCCATACGATCAAGTTGTAACCAATTCGAGCCACCGGCTTTGCTTATATTAATCACAGTGTGCCCGTGTTCTTGTAGTATAGATGCTGGGCCGATACCTAAAGGACCGTAGTCACTGCCAGTGCCACCGAATACACCGATACCCCAACTGTCACCTGCTAGTACTATTGTGCTCATTTATTGTGGGATGATACTAATTTTAAATAATGATGTCTATTATACTCTATTGTTGGCAACATTTCTTGGAATATACTGTTAAGCTCGTCTAAGGAAAATGTAGCTATACGATCTATTTCTTGTTTAATAGCTTCAAATCGCTGATAATTATTTTCAATTTGGTCATAACTTTCATCAAACCATGGGCTAAATGTTTTAAATCCTGCTTGTTGTAACCGTGTTAGGCTGTGTGCGCCTGACATCATAATGAATGGTCGACCTATATATAAATTCTTAATTGCTTTTTCTGTGATCCATGTATTACTCACACAGTCTGTTTCTACAACAATTTCCATAAAATAATCATGATACGGTTTACGGCC